ACACCCCATCCGGCGGGTGTATTGTGCCAATTAGAATCTGATTAGACCGGATAATTCAAATTGGAGCTGAGTTAAAAGGAGTCATACCAGGAGCGCTGCAATGCCCTAAAAGACGGCAGCGAGAGTGCCCGGCCCACGGGCACACTCCGGATCTTCTCCAGAAACTCTTCATACTGTTCTTGTCCGCAGTGCCAGGCCAATAGGCACAGGGATCTAACATGATCCTGGGTAGATTTAGCATCCTTGGTCCAACGAATGGACTCATGAATATCAGACATCTTCATGACCGGATGAATGAGGAATGGAAATCGCTCGTCCTTGACGAACGACCTCTTGAGAAAGGTCACATTGTCCCAGGTTAGTTTGACAAATTCAGCACTTTTGTCTGGTGGTGTCATGATGAGGCCGAAACTCTTTCCCGCATCGGCGAGCAACTTCGCATCGAGCTCGAAGGGGTAAGAGGCGATCACATCATCACCGTACGCAATGATCTTGAGATCATCAAGGTCAATGTTTTTGTAGACTGTCAGGACTAAAGTTCTGATGATGATGTTGTTAATCATGCTGTTAAAAATACTAGTACCTGAGCAGCCAGAGGGCATGCCGCCAACGACGACGTACCTTTTGTCCATGAATAGGTGGTTGGAGCAGCAGAGCTGGTCGATGAAGTGTTTGCAATGGCCAAAGCCAATCTTCTCGAGGAGAAGGTACAGGCACTGGAACCAGACAGGGGAGAGACTGGCGTCATACGCAGTGTAGTCGAAGCCAAAAAGCTCTCCGTCCATCATGACCGGGATTTTGCTCCAAAAGGTCTCAGGGTTGCACCCAACTGCACACCCCGTGAGGGTGCCTGGGTTTGTGTGAAAAGCCTTGTAGAGATTTCCGAAGGCGCACCTCATCGCAACGGAATCATTTAGACTCGACGCTTCAATGAGTCGGCTTTTGCCCTTCTTCACTTTCTCTTTTGACCTGAGCTCATCCTTCACATAGGTAACCATGGGTAGGTTGAGCCCGTACTTGTCTATGCATTGCTGCATTTTGGAGACATCTCTAGTCTCTTTGTTGAGTATATCTCTCTTCTTAATGCCCAGCGCCACGTATGGGTAACCTGCACTAGTTCCAAGATCAAGTGCTTCAAGACCCTCTGTACCATAGATGGCGTCTTCCATACTGATAGGGGTGGGATCAATATTAAGTTGTTTGAGCTGATTAGCATAATGGTCTATTGCTATCTCCATCTCCTCGGTCACAGGCTTGTGGATGTTGCCAATATACTTAGAAAAGAGAGCTTCCTCGAAGTCAACTTCTAGCCTCTTATCCTTCCTGTGGAGAACTGCTGGTTCTTTCTCACCTGGGAAAACATCAAAGAACACGCTGGGGTGGAGCTTGGTTTTAGTGGGTGCGTTGATGATAGGATATCCTGCGTCCTTGCTTTTCTCCATGAACTCAATTTCTCCCTGGGGTTGAGTGAAGTACCTGCGGAGTAACGCTGCTGCAAAACCTTGTGCTCCATTACCTCCAATGTGGATGCCAATCACTTTGCCCATGGAGACCGCGACACCACCACACTGTCCTGCTCTTGTCGGAAAGTTGTACATAAGCGTACGGTGTGTGGGCCTACCTGCTAGGTTGAGGTAGCCGTAGTCCTTCACTGCACCAACTGGCATGAACAGGTTGGGATATGCTGAGGTGTTTACAATCACAAGAGCCTCAGTGGTTTCAGAAATCTGGTCAGGGATCAGTGACCTGATGTCCCTGAACTTCTCATTTTGCCTGAGCTTCAAGACTGTGAGTTCGAGGGAGGTCTGGGTGGTGTCATTCAGATCATAGGCATCTTCAACCTCCACTTTCTTGCCATCGACCTCAACTTCCCCATGAGCCATAGCATGGCGAGGGAGGACCATAAAGGTATCATAGACACCAAGTCCAGTAAATTCACCAGTCTTAGTCACAACAGTTCTGATGTTTTTCTTCAAGAGTGACATGGCAAAGTCAAGGAGGGGACCCTGGGTGGTGACCTGTCTAACTACCGGCTTTACCTTCTGGTAATTGGTGTGGATACCAGAGTAAGGACCTTGGAGTCCTGCAAACAGTTTGTACACCACATAGATCACGCCACAGATGGTTGCTATGAGGGTGGCGGATTGAAGCACGATGAGCGCACGGTTAACGTTGCGCTCGAGGCTTTCCTTCGTGATCTTCTCCTGTACTATCCACCCCTTTATGCGGCAGTATTCACGCACCTCCTCGGAGTCAATACTTGCTAGAAGATCTGCGATCGCGGGTGGTGCAGGGGTTTCCTCACTCACATCAATGCGCAGGGGTTTGAACTCAGGTGGTCCTTGGAAGAGTGCCTCTATAACATTCCCAATATTATAGCGTCGGGCTGACTCCCTGCGCATCTCTGTGATCATGGTATCAATGCTGTATCTCATGCCATCACCCTTCTTGCTACGGAGCTGGAGAGCCTTACCACAAATGAGAGGCATGCACTTCTGAAAGTTGATCGGAGAACAGTCTTCACATGCCTCGGTTGCCCTCTGAATATCTAGTTTCCCGTTTTTCACGAAGCCATCCATCAATTCAATGTCCGTGTCGAAGTGGAAGCGGCGCTGAAGGGCCTTTCCATCGGCGACTGTAACTGGATGGATATGGTTGGCATTTGTTGAGGCCAGCACATATTTGGAGGTGAAAAGTCTACCTTTATCCTCGAGAGCAGCCATCGGAACCACGAAGGGGGTGGTGGAAACCATCTGACAAAACAAGCTCATATCTTTGCCGTCTGGGTTCTGATGCAGATCATCCATAATTACAACTGCCTGCTCGGCGTAGCCATCAAAGTGGTCTGGGTCAGGTGGCAAACTATAGACCCCGCTATTCTCGTACTCAGCGATCTTCCTGCCAATAATAGTCGTGGCAAGTGATTTACCAGTGCCCGGCGTTCCATGGATCAAACAGCAAACAGGTTCAATTCGATTCTTGGTCTTGAACTGCATTGCTCCAAGGACGCGTTTCTCTAGTGCGAAAACTCTCCGGGCTTCCGCTGCATAGAGCGGAGCGTTCTTCCTACAGTGGTGTGCCAGGTATTGGACGTTCGAGAAAAGCTGTTCTTGGGTCTCCTGATTAGGGTTGGAGTGCTCCAAAGTGGTGATCTGGGCCTCGAGAAGAGGAAGCTGCCTAAGATTCTTAACAAACTCCGCTCTCTCTCTGAGCTCCGGGATGATCTTGGATTTGATCCAATCAAGGAACTTGGACAACTTGGCAGCGATCCAGTCCAAACCCTTAAAGGCGTTAACTGCCTCAGTAAACTTCTTAACCCAGCCGTCAGCCTGCTTCTGTGCCATGTTAATACCCAAGATCGAGCAAATCTTTGATTTAAGCCAGCGCCAAGGGGAGCCTGAGCACCCAAGCAAGGATAGGGTTGCTGTCACAGTAATGATGTCGCTGCGGTTTCTAACAACAATCACCAGGGCGGACAAAAGTTTTATAATGTTCCCGACTACCCTCTCCACAACGGTGTCGGAACCAACCATCATGTCCCTGACCTGCCCCACATAGTTGGATATCTCATCAGTAAATCCAGCACCAAAAGCGTTACCTAAGCTCTGGACGTTATCGGTAAGGCCCTGCTCCATGACATCGTCTTCAATCCACAGCAATTGGCGCACATCAGCGAAGGCGACCATGTTGTTACCGCCAGCAGTAAGAATGCCCATAACCCCATGCTGGCACCGTAGTATACCACCACAGTCGCCGGGCTCGGCGAAACCGATTCCGAGTGCAACATGAGATTGATACCTTTCTGGGTAATAATCACTAGCTCCGATTTTGTACAAGACTGGTGGGGTCACGATCACTGGGTAATGTTTCATTCTGGACTTGCAATAATAAACCCCGGCTGTACATTGGCAGCGTGCGATTTGGTCGCGGCCGTGAGCCTCAACTCGGGTGACAAGAAGGTCCCTCTCGTAGGAGTCCCAAACCAGGTTATCCCAGTCTTGCTTCTCAGCAAGGTGGCGGTTCATGATCTTGTAGTTACCAACGTATGCTGCACCGCTTTGTTGACCAAAGGCCCCCGCTGTTGTGATGGAGCGACGGTCATCGCAGAACTTCTCGACGGTGTCGTATACCCCAGTGTACCTTGACTTGTATGGTACAGCCCTTGGTGCTCTAGGCATCCAGCACTTTAGGTGTTTGGGTTTGGCGTAAAACCGCACTTTCAGCAACTTTTGATCGAGGTCCTCCATGGTGCGGAACACAATTGTCCCCAAGTAGTTCGATGGCACCATCCCATAGTTGGATCCGGCAGTGTCGTCGAATGTGGCGTATCCGTCATAAGACATTGAGTACGCGTTGGCTGTGCTCATAAAAGGAATTGAGACACGTGCTGGGGGAGCAGCCGTGTTTGAGATGACACTCGGGTTACACGATGATTGCCACTGGTACGAGTCCTGATTTTCAGGCTCACTTGCCCCTGGTGGTACATACATCACCTGGTAATTAACATGTTGGTGCGCTACTTTGTTCCCCGTCTGCGTCAGCACCTCTGCCACAATGGTTAGTTCTATATCAAAGCGGACGTAGGTGAAGAGCTCAAGCTTGGCGCGCACTTGCACAAATTCCCCGAAGTTAACAATCCATCTCCCTATACCCCCAACGGTACTGGTCATACCGACCAAACCAGATCTCCCAAAGAAAGCCTCAACAGAGGTCTCTTCAACACCATGGGTATTCACCACGTTCCTAGTCTCAATGAGGCCCTCGTCGCTGGCATTTGAGGTGGCCCCGGTCTCAGCCGCTTGCAGAGCCGGAGTGTTCTCGGTGCTAATGCTGTGGTGGCTCTCAGTGGTGTTCTTAACTGTTGTTGCCACTGCACCCTTAATCGAGTCTTTGACATCGCCCTGCAGCGCTGCAGTCTGGGTCATCTCGGGTCGGTCCTTAAGGATTCTCATGGAGAAATTTGGTTGTGCGGCCACAAACATTAAGATGGCTGCTTGGTTTGGGAATGATGGGGGAACGACCAGATTGGTTTGATACCACATTGTCACAAATCCTGCCTCATAGTACTTATACTTAAACAAGGTAGCATTGATGTCGGCAGCGCGAAAGTGGCCTGACGAGATCCAGGGGACAACAAGGGTTATCGAGGATTGTAGACCAAAGTCCCAAACTATGTGGGTCCCCAGCATCGCCTCTCGGCGCGATGTGGGGGCTGTGCCTCCAGGTGGGGTGTACGCGATTATAACCTTGCCCGTGGACATGAAAGTCCCGCAAAACATGAAGGTGAACTCTATGGACCCAGACCACTGGGTGTAATACCGAGAGAACACACCCAGAAGAGTGGATTGCAGAGGACCACTGGTCCCTGGATCCACCCTCAGGGCCATTATCTGCTGATCCATGTCATCCTGGACACTTAGTGGAATCCTGTACCTTGCCACACCGTTGACTTGGTCCACGTTGTTGATCTCAACTAGGCTCTCAACTTGCACAATCTCCAGGATATTCAACACCCGCCCAGGTATTTCTATCTCGGGAGTGGCTTTAAATTTTGGGAGGATCGATGGTGACTGGAAATCATCGGTCGTAAGGAACTGCCCAGAACCTGGTGTGTACATTGTCGGGAGTCCCTGGGTGACTGCGCGCCTAAGCCCGTTAAATTCCGTTGCCATAGGGGCAATGGTGACCGTAATGGGAACAAAGGTTGTCGACCCATCAGCGTATGCCAAATCAACCAGTGGTATGACTGCTAGAGTCCAATTGTTGTGTCTGATCCCGGAGTCCATTGGGAGTGCGTTGACATAGGGCAGAATCAGAGTGGCGGAGTTGTTTGTCCTCAAATTGATCCATTGATGTGGGTAAATGAGGGCGTTACCCAGGGCGCTACCATCCTCAAGTGTAAACGGGAACTGAAACTCATACCCATCCTCCCCCGGATTGGTCTTGGCAAATTCTGGGGTTTGTTGCGACTGAATCTTGTGCTCGGGGATGGCGACTACAAGAAGTGTTCCCTGGTGAAACTTGGTTGCGTTGCACTGGACGTGGATGGCCCACCCACCCCTGTACAGGTAGTGGAATTGCAAATTTTGTCCAAAGAGCCCCAACTGGGATAACGCGTCCGGTAGCTTCCAGAACCTTCCCTTAAAGGTCGTAGTCCACTGCACTGATGGGAGCGTGTAAAAGCGCTCGGCAGAAACACCTGGCTCAGTTGGTCGGTCAACCGCTGTTGCATCAGAATCACTCAACTTCTCCGGCCATTTACCGTATGCCACAACAATATTCGCGGCCTCTTGAGTGGTAATGGTGGAGTTTCCGAGGGTCAGTTGTGCTACTCTGTCACTATAACCACACGCTTCAGCGGATGGACTTTTGAGTGGCACTGCAGCTTCCTTCATTACATCAACCACCGGACGAGTAAACTTCTCAGGGTCTTGCGTAAAGTCCTGCTTGTTAAGGCTGTTAGAGGCAGCGTTCTCGTAATAGTTGATGTTAGTGTAATGGATGTTTGACCCGCCGGTTGCATAGGTACTGGTGGTGTGGGATCCAGCAGTGTTCCTGCTCATTTGCGCTCCCATTTTGCTATTTGTAGTCTATACTTCAAATTGAGAAAAACAAGCAGATCAATGTAAGAACTGGGTATATCAGAGGTTTTGTAAAAGGCAACCAAATAGTATAAGCCAATATTCAATGGCAACGTTGCAAGAGCGCAAATCTCAACAATTGTCACCATAAAATATTAAATAAAATGAGAGGAAACACGGGGTACCGAAAGTAGTCTGTTCCGCCTCCAACTTACGCGTTACGACGTAGCAACACTGGATTGTGCGCACACGCTCGGAGGTTGGGATTAGCAGCATTCACGGCCCCGGAGGAAAACCGTCCCAGCACAATAGGCTCTTGGCTGGTTGCGTGAAGTTGAAGTGAACGGCACGAGACCGAACCCGGAAGCACACGCGGGCAGGCAACCGTGTTACCACGGGGGTGGTGCGAGCCCCATCTTCCAGAGCTACCACTGGGGTTGTGGCGGAGCGCAACTTCGCGTTCACTTGGCCAGTTACTAGGCTTTTCGTAGTGGGTCGGGCGGATAACGATCTTTACAGACCGGGGAGACAGAAGTGCTTGACCGCTGCACGGCTGGATGCGGTGCGCCTATTGGTCGGTTTGTGTGCAATCTTCTAGGTTCCGGGGTAAGGGATACCATCTACTCCGTGAAAAGGTACTAGCGTACCAGTGCACTGGTGCAGCATTGCTGGAGCGGAGTCGGACTACTCCCCTCAGTAGTGGCAACCTTGATTTATTTAAGGGAGGGGAAAAACAGGCGTACAAAGGTACTAGCGTACCAGAGTACTAGCGCCACGTGGGCCCCAGGGGTGGGAACAACCCCCAGGCTGTTTAAA